TTGCTATTGTATGTAACTAGTGCAAATACATCTTTGTTTAATGCTTGTTCTAATGTATCTGTCAAACGTGTAATTCTTTGTTTATCTCTTTGTCTTACTTCTATAGGACGATCTGTGAATTTTTTAATTTTAGTAATAGTAGAATGTATCCATTCATCTAAATTAATACCATAAAACTTACAAGGTTTTTCATCCGGTGCTGCTATAAGAATTTTTCTGCCATTCTTTTTCCAAGGCATAAATTTTTTATTAAATCTTTTAAATCTGTCGTCGGAGCGTTCAATAATATCGCCGTGTTGTAAATTATTTTTAACAATTCTGTGCCAATACTTCCAACCATTAGGATTGCTTTTTGTAACTTCGTTACCAAAATATCCTGTGTCCATATAATAGAAGTCTCTATTATCTTCAAAACATTTATGTATAATTTTCTTTTTTAGAATACCTCTAAGCACAATAGGACGTTCATCTAAACTATCGTATTCAAATGTTTTCGGATCAGTTGTAGTTGCTTTACAACCTGATGCAAATTCATTTATATATGGATCTTTGTGATCCTTGCTTAAAAATATCCAATCATTCATAAACGTTCGATGTCCTCTTCGACACAGTTTGTACCGTATTGGATTTCTACAACTTGTAAAGGTTCATCAGTTTCATTTGCTAACATATGCCATTCCATATTATCAATGTGTAATGACTGATGTTTTTCATATGTACCTCTAAGTTCATAATCTGTTGAGTTGTTAATAGTGTAAACGTTTGCTGTGCCTTTGGCAACAAACCAATGTTCTGCTCTATCCTTGTGTCGTTGCATACTTAGCATCTTACCTGGATCAACAGTAAGTTCTTTTACTTTAACGTTATTACCATATTCGTGAATTACTCTGTAGTAACCCCACTTACGAATTGTTTTAGGATGTTTCCATTCTTCAAGTATCCAACTACTACTATTCTTTTTTGTATCGCCACCAACGCCATATGCAAATGTTAGTTCGCCTGTGTCGTCATCGAATAATTCTGGAATGTTGTCTGGAGTTCTGTCGCCGCCATTAGCAAAAACTATTTCTGTAGCAGGAAATTTTTTCCTTACTTTGCGTATTGCATCTGTAGCACTTCCATCGCTGTCATCAAATGTAATGACTTCATCAACAACTTCTAGTTCTTGGATAATTGCAATACGTTCTTCTCCAGGCATAAATGGTCTGCCTTTTTTACGTACTAACCAATCATCACTGTTAACACCAACAATTAGTTTGGAGCCAAGTTTTTTTGCTTCTTTAAAATAGGCAATATGTCCACTGTGTAAAGGGTCAAATCCGCCTGTTACTAGTACAATTGTTTTCATACTTTTATTTATATGCTCAGTTTATGTGTAAATATAGAAGTGAAAGAGGAGCAAATTATTGAAAATACTTATATGTGGACCAGAAGGGTCAGGAAAAACAACACTAGCAAAACCTTTTGCAGAATTAGTGGGCGGTGTATATGTGACTGGTGATACATACCAAAATGAACTACGTGGTTACGTAGATGGTATTGTTGCAGCAGGAAAAATTGCAATAATAGATAAACGCTGTAATTCAAATAGTGCAAAAGAATATTTAGATCCAGATTATCTAGTTTGGATGGACACAATTAAAGAAACTACAGAATTTCAAAAACCTAAAAAATTTAATTATCACGTTGCAACGTGGTTTCAGGATACACACGCACAACTTGCGGATGTTGTAAAAAGTTATCTTGAGAAAAAAGAAAAAGCGTTAGAAACTACAAAGTAGCATCATCAAGTCCAGCAGTTCTTAACTTTACAATGTTAGTTAATTGCCACTGTTTCTGATCAAGTCCTTTAATAATTCCTAACCACTTATTTCGTATAAGAGCGAATTCGTTAATAATTTTTTCAAAGTCAACTACATCTGCTTCACCGTCAACAAACTTCTCTGCATCACGTGAACTTAATTGTCTTTGATAGTTTTCAACATATCTTCTAAAATGCGAAGAACGTAATCTTCGGAGTTCAATGTTAAGATATTCTAGTATTGCTTCAATTTCTTGAAGTTGGCTAAATCTAGTCTCTACGGATGCCGGCAAATGTGCTGAGGCTTTTTCAATCCTACCACTAATTTTAATTTCTGCTTTTGCAGCAATTAGTTCCGTATTGAAATACTCAACAGCATCAGGTATCTTGCTGATATCTTTCGAAACTAGATCATACCAATTTGTCATACTTTAATCCCAACGATCATCTTCATCTTCATCATAGTCTTCGACTTCATCGTCATCCAAGACATACTCGACTGCTTCATCTAGATAAGTGTCTATGCCAAACAGTCCTTGAATAACTGATTCGCTCACACCATAATCTAGTAGCGTATTAATGTAACTTGCTGCCACATCTTTCTTTTTCTTTTCTTCAATGTGTTCAACCATTATAGTCCAAATATCTGCTATTAGATCACTATTCATATGTTTTATACTCCGTTGCTTGTTACTGGTTCCTCTTCAACCTCGACTGGTTCTTCGACTTCTTCCAGTTCAGGCTTTGATTTAAGATCATTCATTATCATATTTAATTTATCGCCTGTCCAGTTCTTTCTATACTCTAAATGAACTTCTCCATTTAAGTCTGTATATTTAAGTCTATTACCGTCTTTTTTAAGCAATCCTTTTGCTTCAAACAAGTCAACGCAGCCACTATAAGGATCCATACCTGTTTCATATGGAATCTTTACTTGCACTGCTTCAAATGGTTTTGCATAACGTGTTTTCATTACTTTACACGCAGCTCTAATACCATTTACTGTAGTAGTTTTATTACCATCTAAATCTTCTTTAAGTTTTAGTTTACGCATAGCAACAACAATACTACTTGCATAGATAAAGCCTTGTCCACCACTAATCTTATCATCTGGATCAAACATATCCTGTGATGCATAAGTGTGGTTAGTACATACCATACCTACATTGTAACTACCAAACATATTAACACAGTTACGTACAAGTGCTGTTAGTGCTTTAGGCTTTCTACCCATATCACCTTTTAAATCACCTTTACCAAACTGATCAACATCTGTTGGAGTTAGTAGCATACCAAGTGAGTCAATTACAAATAATACTTTAGGACGTTCTTCGCCTGCCATATCTCTGTATTCTTTCATAAACTCTGATACTGTTTTAGCAACATCATCAATCATTGACATATTAAGTTTAAGAAGTTTTTCTTCACTTGTGTCAACATCTAATGCGTGTAGCCATTTCTCATCAAGTGCATTCTCTGAGTCAATTAGTACTACAAAGATACCTTGTTCTTGTGCTGATTTTACAATATTGCCGGCTGCAATATAAGATTTACCTGCACCGGATTCACCTGCTAGTACAGTAACTTTACCAAGAGGTACACCTCTATTAAAGTCACCACTAATAAGATAGTTTAGTGCATAGTTGCCTGTGCTGATCCAATCAGTAGGATCATTAAAGCCAATACCTAATCCGTCAATGGACTTTGTAAGGCTCTTTCTAAATTTAGTTACGTCAAACGCTTTTGCCATAATTACCTTTCCTTTGTTAAAGTATGAGAGACCTCGCTGGTTACCGTACGGAGGTTTTTGCCGGAACTCTCATAAACTCTTTTTATTGCTGACGGTTGCGAATCATTGCAAGAATGTCTTGCGCACGACCCGATCCATTGTCCTCAGTAGTTGCAGTTTCTGCCGCTGGTGCTGCTGCTGGTGCTTCAGTTACAGGCGCTGCTGCTGGAGCAGGTTCTGCCGCTGGAGCAGGTGCAGGAGTTACCGGAGCACTTGCTGCTGGTGCTGCTGCCTTATTAGGATCGCCAGTTGCCTGACTCATTCCCGCTGGACGGAAATATTGACCCCAACGTTCCGGATCATATGCTTCACCATCAACTGATGCTTCAAACATTTCCTTCATTACCTGAAGCTCAACTTCACCTGGCTTCTTAGGAAGGAAATCATTTAAGTTAAACAACCCGTGTTGTTCAACTGCTGCATTCTCTGTATCATTTAATGCACGTTCTTTACGTGACCATTGTGATGTAGAGTAGTCAGCATAACCACCTTTTGATGTTTTCTTAATACGGAAGTCAACACCACGAAGATAATCTGTTGGCAATTCTTCCAACTCTGGATCCATCAAAGCACCTTTAATGATTTGATAAATCTGTGGACCAATAATAAACCTACGGATAGGATTCTCAGGTGTTCTCTCTTCGTTAAGAGGATCGTCTGTTACAAACCCTTGGAAAATGTACGAACGCTTTTTCCAATATTTACGTCCCATATCTTCTAGTGATTTGTCTTTAAACCAACCACGTACCTCAGAAAGAATTGGACAAGTAGTACCATCGTTGTACATTTCCACACACGGAACTTGCACAATAGTATTACGACTGTCTGTTTCTCCTTTGATACCTGCGAATGGTAATTTAATCATCGCACGTTCTACCCAAAAGAATGTGTTGTCAGCGTTGCCGTCTGGTAAGAATCTTACCACGGCTTCTCTGCCTTCTTGCATATTCCAATGTGGGTAAATTGCGTTGTCACCGCCTCCAGTAGAATTACCAGATGAGCGATTGTTTGCTTCTTGCAGTTTTGCACGAATTTCTGCTAATGATGCCATTTGTTAGCCTCCTTTGTTTGCCTAATAAAAAATGTCATTTTATGCCTAATGCATATATGTATTATATGCAACTTTATTTATCTTGTCAAGTGTATTTTTAACTAAATGTGATTTTGTTTAGCCAAAAGAAAAGGATCCTAAGATCCTTTCTTTATTCACAGTCCAATGTTTCTAACAATCTGTGTATATCTACTTCTACTTCTTTATCTATCGGTTGGCTACATACATCGTTACTTCGAAGCCAAATCTCATCTCTGTTGCTATTGGTTTTGTCCACATAATGTTTTCCTTTATAAAGTGAAAAAAAATAGTGTAGCAGTTTCCTACTACACTATTATTTAAACATCTTTACGTAAAAAATCAATACGTAAAATCATTAAAACATACTAAGTTGTTTAATTCTTTCAAGTTCTTCTAAGTCTTCTGCGCCTTGTTCTTGTGCAGGAGCCATTCTTTCTACCATCTTACGTGCAACTTGCTCAGCCTGTTCACCAAACTTTTTGCCTACCATAGTAGCAACACCTTCTGGTCCTTTTGGAAAAGTGCCTGTATTTTTATCATAAAAAGATTTAATAAATTCTGCTAAACCTTCTAGTGTATGTTCTTCACCATCTGAAGTTTTAAACTTAGTGCCTTTCTTAGCACCTGCTGCTTTCATTTGTCTTACTTTTTGTGAAAACTCATTGCCTTCAGTTTCTTGGCTTTCCATATCCATAATATCGCCTGCGATATCACCGTGAAACTCTTGTCTATCAATTTCGTGTCTCACTTTATCAAAGCCATCTGTTTTAATTTTTTCAATGTAGTCTTGATAAATTTTGTCTGCATAGGATTCGTCTGGCTCGTTGCTACCTGTGATTTCATCTTCAAGTCTTTTAATACATTCTTCTGCATCATCACAATCTTGAATAATTTCCATTCCTGTAGTAACTGCTAAATCCCAAGCATTGCCGCCTTCTGCAACTTCAACTGATTCTTCTTTGTTAAGTAATTCTTCTTGATGTTTTTTAAGTTCTTCAATGCTATCAAACTCGCCTGTAATCTCATTGTCTTTAATGCTATAGAATTTGCCACCTTTATTAATAGCAGCAAGTCCATACTTGTTAAAACCTTTTGACATATCTTCTTGTTGTGGTTCAACTTCGTCTGCTCCTACAGCAGGTTCGTCTGCCATATCACCGAAATCTAATTCACCTAGTACGTCTGGCGCATTTTCTTCGATCCACGCTTTAAGCAAAGGTCTTACATCAGCGTTAGCATCTTCAGTTGCTTTTGCTTTAATATCTTGCTCTAGTTTTGGATCATCGATAATGCCTTCTAAACTTGTAATTGCGTTTGTGCCATCAACGCCTGCTGCAAACTCTTGGCTTGTAAGTTCATTTAAACTTTTTACCATATCTGCTTTTTCTTCATCATCTGCAATTTGGATTGGACTTTCTTCGCCTAATGCGTCTACCCAACTTTCAAATTTTTCAAAGCCCGGTAGTGTATCGATTGTGTCTTCGTGTTCTTCAGCAAGTTTTGGTTCAGCCTCTGCCGTCATACCGACTATGTCGTCATAGCCTACTGTTTCTTCTTCTTTCATTAATCTATGAATTACTGGGAATACATCAGTTAAGTCCTCTTTAAAGTTCTTAACAGTAAACATATCTTTGTACTGCTCCATCACATCATCGTCTACTTCTACGTCTGCTGTTGCCTCAAATGATTCTTTAAAAGCCTCATAGTATGACTGTTTAGATAATTTTCCAATTCTTTCTCTGAGAGTGTCAAGTTGTACTTTACTGCGTTCAACAATTCGATTAGTGTCGGAGTTCATCAAATCGTTGCGTACAACATAGCCTGTAAATGTTTTAAGTTGAGCAATTTCTTCACTCATCTTAACAATGCTTTCACCAATTTCATCGTATGGTGCGCCACCGTTCGCTACGTGACGTTGCATTGCTCTTGCACCTGCTAAGTGAACGAAAGGATATTTAAATCTTTCTCCTGATTCGTTCTGTACAAATAGTGCAGAAATATTTCTTGATCTTGCACCTGGTTTTAATTCCATATCATCAGCAAGTTTTTTGCTGTGCTTGATAATAAGTTTCGTATCTTCTAGTTTCTGGAAACTTTGTGTTTTAGTTCCATATAAATTACTCTCATTCATTACATTCTCTCCGACAGGTTTTGTAATTGTATCATTGTCTGACGCTGGGTTTGCATATTGACTAAGGAAAGCATAATCTCTTTTATCTAAATTATCCTTTGCAATATCTCTTGTGTCAAATGCTAGTAGTCTACGTTTTGCGAACTTTCTTAATTCTCTCAAAAACCCATACCAACCATCTTTTTGGTCTCTGTCCATACCCTCAGTAATACCATTGGAAAAGTATACTTTCATTGAGTTTGGCTCTGCAAGACTAATACTTACGTGTCCAATTTTCTTATCTTCTTCCATATAGTCGAAGTCAAAGAAACGTGCATCTTCAGGGTTAATAGTAATTTGTCCTGAATCATCACCAAGTTTTAGATTAGAAAATCTACTTCTAACCTTAAAAAATAAGTCTGTTGCTATATTATTAGTTGCGTCCATATAAGTATTTATCAAAAACCGCCAGATACGAATATCGGCAATGGATACTCGTCGTCAGTCATTCTCTCCGTCATTTTTTCATATATTTTTGGATCCCAGTTTGCTAATTGATCTGCCATACGCATAATTAGCAATACTGCTGATACTAGATCGTCGTGTTCGCCTGTTTTTGCATTGTAACTGACACCTGTTGCTACAAATGTCTTAAGTTCAGATATCAAAGGTTTACTAGATATTGACATTTTGTCTCTTTCCAATGCATTTTTAAATAAACTACACGCTGTAATTTTAGTCTTGTGTGTAGTATTAAATCCTTTTCTATAACGCCTTACGTGTCCTTTTCTAATAGGTTCACTTAAAAATAATCCATTAAAGTTTTCTTCGCCAATGTCAGTAATAACAACAAGTGCTGCTTCACCTATTGTGTTATTTTCTACACTATAGTAAACAGTAGGATTAGGATTGCCGCCTGCAATTTGTTCGTTAGTAATATATTTTAAAATATCTTGAAGCACTCTAATCTGTTGTTGTACAGGAGTCAAATTATGTCGCCATTCGCCAACTTGTTTCATTGCTGGCATTTCAAATATTTGTATTGCAGCGTAGTCACCGCCTGTACCTAAACTAGGATCAAGTGCAATTAAGTGTGTTGCTTTAGGATTAATTTTACTATACCAACGTGTTTGTCCTGTATTAGCAATAGGCTCTTTGCCTTCAAGTGTTGCTAGTTTAACACTGTTAATTAATGTTTCATCAAATATTAAGAACTCACAATCAAACTCACGACGAAATCTTTCTTCGCCAATCTTTGCACGTTCTTCGTTTGCCCAATCATCATCTCTATCAGGATGTTCTGTCCACGGAGCAAAGTAAGGATAGAAACCGTTCGTACCTACTTTCTGATCATTGCCGTGTTCGTCAAACTTTTTATTTGCTTCTGCCCAAATCATAGC